ACACTATACATCCGACCATCATTCTCCAGGGGATCGGCGTATGCAATCGTCACGAGCGTGGCGCGAGGATACGCGGCAACCTTCACAATCTGGCCAGCGTAACGCTTGCCGTTCAACTTCTCGCACTCAAAATCGTACCCAACGTGAACTGGTGCAAACTGTCGCATTTTCAATGCCTCCTGGTGGTGATGCTTCTGTTCTACATTTAGTATCGGCATTTTGCAAGTAAAAAAAATAGTCGGGGAAAATCTCACCAATGCCATTTTGGCAGATAGTTTGGCACAAGATTTGCTCAGCCTGCCATTTTGGCATAAATCGGGCGATTTCTGCCGTTTTGGCAGTCTGCCACCCTGCCATTTTGGCAGTGCTAACCTACCCGTTTGGGTGGTACAACCCCCCATTGGGGGGAGAGTTTGGTTTTCCCTACCTTTGGGGGGTTAGGCGAACTCTTCCTCGCCGTAAACGTCCCAATCGGCATCTTCTTCGTGGTCGATATATTCTTCCTCGTCGTCCCAATCCACCCCGTAATATCCAACTAGCCAATCTTTCCCATCTTCACAAGTCATGCTATCCGCGATAATCCGCTCAAACTCGCTCATTTTACCCTCACTTGGTTGCCCCCCGTTAGGGGGAGGTGTTTGAATGCTCCAACAATCGACAGTCTACCCCCCTTCAGAGGGAGTATTCTTCCGCCAAGGCCTCGGCATCGCGGGCCGGCACGGCCTCCCAGACAGATAGGTTCTCCAGATAGACCGACTTGTAAACTGGCCCGCTGTCGCTGTCGCTGTCGCGAATCACGACTAGCGTACCCTTGGTCAGTGCTTTCACTGACTCGATGAACCCTTGAAAGTAACGACCGTCGTTACGGGTCGCGACGAAATACATGCCAACGTGAACTGGTGCAAACTTTCGCATGGTTCTAATCCTTGGTGGTGAAAACTTCCAATCGGTATGCCACTGTTCTACATTCTGGTATCGGCATTTGCAAGAAAAAAAAACAGAGAATCCGTTTGGCTATTTTCCCGCTATTTTTTGGTGTTTTGGCACAATAGTTGCACAGAGGCATACCCCCACCAAAGGGGGGTTTTTTCATTTTCCCCCCTATCGGGCGGGTTACTACCCAAAACGGGGCGGTGGTATAAAAACAATAAGCCATCCCAAATAAAATTGGCCAGTTTTTTTTGGTGTATTGTACTTGTAATAGAATCTATAGATGCTATGTTTACAAAAAACAGGAATCAATTATGATTTACAATATTACTACCGGCATTTCTTCTGGTAATCTAGATCCGGTCACGCCGAACAACGTTCAATTACCCTTAAAAAGCACAGATTACAATTTTAAATTTCCAGATTTATCAGACTCCACAGGTGGTCCTATTAATCGAATTGAAATTGTCAGATTTCCCACAATACCCGAACACGGCACACAACCATCAATTAATAATGGCGTTTATATTATTGATGAAACTAAATATCTTATTAAATAGGAATTAATATATGCCAAAAATATATCATGTTTATCTCAACGATTCTCGCTCAAGTTTCGGAGTAACCTCAACCCAAACATTTGTTGCTGCTATATCCGCCGACAATGCAGAACAAGCTATAGATTTAACTGCTCCAGACATAAGACTTAAACTCGCACCCAGCACACCCAGATCTCCATTTTCATTATCGGCATATTCTTTACAAGACGATATTATTAGAAACTTAGGCGGTTCATCATCCGTATCAGTAGGTCTATCCACAAATATAAATATTGACCAAAATCCCGACTATGATATAGAAAGAGAAACATTTAGTTGCGCTCTAAATTCCATCATAACAAATATTACAACAGCACTCAATAAAGACCCCAGGTTCGCTAACTGCACAATAGACATAAATAAGTTTATCAGATGTTTATCAGAAATATTAGAACATCAAAAATTGCCAAAAAACTTTGAAGCAGACCTAAGATTAGCCGACGGGATTTTTTTCTCATATCCAGAAAATCGTAGAGGAAAAAATAGAGAAAGAATAGACAGATTTCGCAAGTTCTATAAGCTATATTTAGCTTTTAAATACGATATGTTTAAAGAATTGCGCATACCGTTAAAAACAAAAGATGGCATTGATCAATCTCAAAAAGTAGAAGATTTTTTACCACAAGAAATTGATACATCACTTTTAAATAAAACAAAAAAGAATCTACAAAAAAGAATAGAAGCTATTCTAGCTGACAGAAATATTTTTAACAAACAACAAGCTATAGATACTGATCCTGAAGTATCAGCATATAGAACTTTGATAGCAGCAGAAGAGGAGAGACTAGAAGAAGAATCTAGCGATGATTGTCCAGATAGTGATGACTGTTACGTTGATGTATTGGTTTATCCTATATTTGTAGATAGACTAATTAATCTTCCCGCTCGTCGATCAGGCAAATTATTTTTGACTCAAAGTTATTTATTAATACGAGTAGCCAAACTATTAGAGTCCGGAAATTCTGTGCCAATAATTCTCAGAGCAAGCGAATCATATCAAAATTCTATGAATAATGAAGATATAGACGTTTTAATATATAATCAAATATCAGGATCAACAGGCCCGTTACATCAAATATCAATTATTGGAATGTCCACGGACAACGATAACGGTGTTACATTAACTATACAAGACTCTTATACCATCAAAGGATCCGAAAAGAAAAATATTTTCCAAATTAAACTTACTAACTTATATTTTACCAACGAAATTAGAACCCCTGTAGATAAAAATAAATACAATATTGGTTTTGATGATGGAACAATATCTGGTGGAAAATACCAATTGTTCTTGGGGGTTTCTATAACTATAGCAGCTATTAACGACACACCAACTTGTTGTGTTAATTCATAAAAAAACAAGCACCAAGAAATTCTTGATGCTTGCTTTAAATCTATTCTATAATTTTATATATCAATTTTCTACTGGTAGTTGTTGAACATCTCTTACCTTTTTTCTACGACCTCTAGGCTTAACGATACCAATCTTTCGTCTCTGGCGACGAACCATACCGGTTGTAATATTTTCCCCGGTCATAACACTAAGCTTATTGGCCAGTTCTTCATCACTTAAAAGGCTAATATTGTCCCTTACAAACCCTAATTCTGCATCACTCCACTTTTTATATGTACCCATAATACTATTTCCTTTTTGACAAAAGTGTACTAATAACATACTATATAGTACAACATTGATCATTTAACGCAAGGCCAAAATCATGAAAATTGATAAGATTATTCCGAGTGAACTAAAAATTGTTGCTAGTGAAAAACTTAATATACAAAAAGACTTACAAACAGAAGATCCAGATAAGAGTCTAGAAAAAATAATAAATGAGCAAAACGAAAAAGAACAAAGCTCCCAAGGTTGATGAAAACGAACTATTAAAAGTCATTGATATTATTACTAAAAAATTAGCATATAAATTTAAATTTGGCTATCATGACATAGAAGATATGAAACAGCAAATTAGTATATTTGCAATAGAGGGTTTAAAAAATTATGACCACAAAAGGCCCCTAGAAAACTTTCTTTGGACTCACGTTCGTAACCGTTTATTCAACTACAAAAGAGATAACTATCAACGCCCCGACAAGCCATGTTACACTTGTCCTTTTTTTGACAAATCAGCATCTGCTTGCACAAAATACTCTAATAAAAATGATTGTGATTTGTATGCTAAATGGTTAGACCGTAATCAAAATAAAAAGAACCTAATGCATTTAACCACCGTAGACGAAATTAAAGATTATGGAAATATATTTTTTGATTCATCAGTTTCTCCAGATAATAATGAAATTATAGAAATAATAGAAAATAATCTGTCAGGCGAATATCGTACAATTTATCTTAAACTTAAAAATGGAAGTAAAGTTAGCACAGTAGACAAAAATAAACTTTTAGCTAAAATTAGAGAAGTACTATGCCTAAAAAACGAGGACAACTAAGCTTAGACGAAGAAAAATTTATAAGAGATAATATACAAAGTTTAAGCATAGAACAAATAGCTAATACGTTAAATAGGAATGAAGCTCCTATTAATAGATATATTGATGAAAATCAACTATATGCTATTGAAGAGAAAAACGAAAACGAGGTTTTATTACGGAAGTTGCACAGTAAAAGTTTTTGGTACGAAATAGAACGCCAATTTGATAAAGAAAGTGGCGAACTAGAATACTTTGAAAATACATGGATAGGTCTTGTTAAGCAGTTTCGAGAAGATGTACTACCCGCTGAAGAGCTTCAAATTAAACAATTTATCACTATTGATATTCTTATTAATAGAAGTATGAAAGAGCGTAAGCGTCATATTAGTGAAACAGAAAAACTACAAAAACAAGTAGATGCAGAATATGACAAGCCAGATGACCAAAGAGATATTCCAAGATTAACTAATTTAGAAACACAATTAAGCTTTGCTCGTAATAGCATATCTAGTTATACTAATGAATATACAAAACTTTTAAATGAACAACAAAAGATAAGCAAAGATTTGAAAGCCACAAGAGAACAACGCATCAAAAGAATAGAAGATGGTAAAAGTAGCTGGGTGGGATTAATACGAATGTTAGAAGATGAAGAAGTAAGAGAAAAAGAAGGTCGTGAAATGGAAATTCTTAGTATGGCTACAGAAAAATATAAAAAAGATTTATTTGGGTATCATAACTATCAAGATAATAAAGTGGATAAACCATTCTTAAACCACGAAAGCGTTATGGAAAATGACTAGAAATTATCAAGATCCACAATATAAAGAATGGCGAAAAAAGATATATGCACGAGACAATCATATGTGTCAGTGGCCCGGTTGTAAAAATACCAAAAAATTACAGGCCCACCATATTTACAGATGGGCCGATTTTCCCGGTTTAAGATACCACCCTCAAAATGGAATAACTCTCTGTAAAACTCATCATGATCTTATTAAAAATAATGAGGATGATTACAGAGGATTCTTTAGTAGGTTAGTAACATGAATAAAGATCCTTTCACAATAATAGTAGATACTAGAGAACAAATTCCTTGGGAGTTTGGATTTCACGATACTGCTAAAAAGAAATTAGATACTGGTGATTATAGCATAGAAGGATTCGAAGATATATTAGCTATAGAAAGAAAAAAGAGCGTTAGTGAAATTGCTACCAATCTCAGCGAAAGTAGATTTAAGGATGTTTTACAAAGATTAAGCAAAATTAAACATCCATATATGGTATTCGAATTTAGTCTTGATGAGGTATATTCATTTCCTGTTGGTAGTGATATCCCAAAAAGAATGTGGGATAAGTTAAAAATTAGCGGCAATTATATTATTAAAAGGCTAATAGAGATACAACTAGAATATAATATTCAAATAGTTTTTTGTGACGATTCATCTAATGCCGAGAGATTTTCAGCTAGTTTAATGAAAAGAATATATGAACGATACTATAAGAAATAAAAAACTTTTCGAAGACGCTTGGCTAGGACTTGGTGACCTATCAAAAATAGAGGTTACAAAAAACCCTATGATTGGTCGTACCAAAGAGGATATAGAAAATCCAGACCTTCATTTATTAAGACTATTACGTAATCCTAAATATTTTGCTACAACTTGTAAACTCTTGTTTGATATAGAATTGCATCCTATACAAGTTGCTATATTAGAAGAATTCTGGATAAGGCCATTCCCAATGTTTATTGCTTCCCGCGGTTTTGGTAAAAGTTTTTTGATGGCATTATATTGCGTATTAAAATGCATGTTGGTTCCTGGCACAAAAATTGTGGTAGTTGGTGC